ATATTAGAGATAGTGGATAACTTTGATAAGGTAAGAGATAATAATTTTCTTCTAGAACGGGAGACATATTATATAGATTTATTCGAGTCTCACAATCCAGATAAGGGATATAATATATGTAAATATTCCAATGATAGAAGTGGTGTAAAACATTCAGAAGAAACCAAAGAGAAGATACGTATATCTAAATTAGGTAAAAAAACAGGTCCATTTTCTAAAGAATCTAGGGAGAATATGAGAATATCGGCATTAAATAGACCCCCAAGATCCGATGAACATAGAGAAAAATTACGTAAAGCGAATTTGGGTAAAAAAATGTCCGATGAACATAGAGAAAAATTACGTAAAGCGAATTTGGGTAAAAAAATGTCAGATGAAAGTAAAGAAAAACTTAGGTTATTGTATAAAGATAAACCCAGCAAAAGAAAAAATTTTAAACATTCTGATGAAAGTAAAGAAAAGATAGGTCGTGCAGTATTGGGTAGAAAACATTCAGAGGAATCTAAAGAACGAATGAGTATAGCTCAGACAGGAATAAAAAATAAAAGACCGGGATATAAACATTCAGAAGAAACTAAAGAAAAGATGAGAAAATCCGCAAATAAACAAATACAACAAATATGACAAGAGATAATTACATATGTAAGGTGGTATCAGAACTTATTAGGGATAAGTATTCAATTTTATTACAACAAAGTAAAAAGATCGGAGATTTTGGGGGATCGTTTGATTACGAAAATAAGGAATTTATAGTATCCATGCAAAATAAAATGGGATTTGAAATCTTTATTCATGAATATTGTCACTATTTACAATGGAAGACTGATCGAAAATACTTCATGAAATTGATTAATAATTGTGGAATAGTTTTTGATTGGTTGGATGGTAAGTTTTTCCGAAAGGATATTATAGAGTATGCTATAAGAGGGGTAATCGAGTTGGAATGGGATTGTGAAAAACGAGCCTTGGACCAGATTAAACAATACAAATTAGATGTTGATGTTGAAGAATATTGTAAGTCGTCTAATTCTTACCTATTATTTTATAATATCGTCCATCAGGAACGAAAATGGTATAAGGAAACACCATATACAACAACTCTAGTTAAAAGTATGCCAGATAAATTGATGGATTTGGAATTCTACTTAGATAAAGATAACATTACCGAAAAACAATATAAGCAATATTTGAAACTTATCTAAATGATCATTGACTTAGATGAATATGAAAAAATCATAGATCTATTCATTAAATATTTTAATGGAAACAATTAAAATATATCCAAAGAAGGCGGGAATTTATAAATTTACATGTATTGAAAATGGAAAGGTTTATATAGGCAAATCAGTTGATATTAGATCACGATTAAACTATCATAAAAGATCTAAAGGTGGATATTATTTCCAAAATGCTTTATTTAAATATGGGTGGGATGCCTTCAATATTGAAATATTGGAGATATTCGAAGAGTTCGATAAAATAAAAGATAACGATTCTCTCTTACATAGAGAATCTTATTATATTGAATTATACGACTCAACAAATAAAGATAAAGGATATAATATATGTAAATTTTCTACAGATAAAACAGGAATTCCAATGTTAGAAAGCGTTAAAGAAAAGCTTAGAAAAGCTAATTTGGGGCGTCCGTTTTCAGAAGAACATAGATATAAAATAGGTTCTACTTGGAGGGGTAGAACAAGACCCCCATTTACCGAAGAACATAAAGAAAATATACGAAAGAAAAATTTAGGAAAGAAACTTTCACAGACCCATAAAGATAATATAGGGAAGGCTAATAAGGATAAAATAATATCTGAAGAAACTAAAGAGAAAATGAGTAAAAGTCAGAAAGGTAAAAAAAGATCACAAGAAATAAAGGATAGGATGAGTCGATCTAGATTAGGAAAACCTAGTAATAGAGTAGGATATACACATTCAAAAGAAACTAAAGAGAAAATGAGTAAAAATAAATTGGGTAAAACAAGCAATGCTAAAGGTCATAAACATTCAGAAGAATCCAAGGAGAAAATGAGACAAGTAAAATTAGGTAAACGTTTATCGGAGGAAACGAAAGATAAAATGAGACAGGTAAAATTAAAAAATATTAATTAATTTAATATGGATATCGATCTTCTAGAATATGAAAAAATCATAGCCTATAAAGCTATGACTGACAGTACGTATTTAAATTCTATAGCCGATTACATCAAGCCTGAGTATTTTGAGCAGGCAAATATAGCAAAATACTTTGAAATTGTTAAGGATTTTTATGATAAGCGTCATAAATTACCCACAATTACAGAAATCAAGCCGTATTTAAACAGTGATGGGATGAGGAATGACTTTAAACGATTAGTGGAGTCGTTTAAAGTCATGGATAAGACCTTTGATAAGGATGAACTTTATCAAAATACCGAAAGATTCCTAAAGGAACGTGCTACTTGGTGTAATATTCTTGAGATAGCGGAGAATTCCGAGAAGAAAGTTAAAAATCCATCCGAAGTATTGGATGCATTCGAAGATATTTGTAGAATTTGTCTTGATACTGAACGTGGCATTGAACTATTTGAAGATGTTGATAAGTTAATTGATGATATTCTCAACGAAGATATATATATTTCCTCTGGTTGGGAGTGGGTGGATGAGCATTTAGGGGGTGGTTATAGACAAGATGGTAAGGCATTGTATATATTTGCTGGTCAAGCCAACATCGGTAAGAGTATCTTCCTTGGTAATGTGGCGGCAAACATCGCTGAACAGGGTAAGAACGTCCTTGTGGTGTCTCTGGAGATGTCTGAGATGCTTTATGCTAAGAGAATTGCATCTAATGTCACTAAGATACCTCTAAAAAACTTCAAAGAGGATACACATACCCTTAGATATGCTCTAAAAGAGGAAGGAAAGACCAGTGGTAAGCTATTTATTAAGGAATTTCCACCTTCTACGATCACTCCTAAGCAATTATCAGCATTTATAAAGAAATTAATCGATACTGGTGTTCATTTAGATGCTATTGTCGTAGATTATCTATCTCTTTTATACACCGATAAGGGGTCCAACTCATATGAGCGCATAATGTATGTATGTGAGCAGATCAGAGCTATGTCTTACATATTTCATTGCCCTGTTATATCAGCAATTCAATTAGGAAGACAAGAATTTGGTAAAGATAATCCCGGAATGGAGGGAATTGCAGGCAGCATTGGCGTGGCTGCAACTGCTGATGTAATCATGTCGATATTTCAATCGGAAGAGGACATGGAAATGGGTCTTATCAAACTAGGTATGATGAAGAACCGCTTTGGTCCAAGAGGTATGGTGCAACCCATGAGAATTGATTATAATACTCTCACTATAACCCAATCCGAGGAAGAAGAGGAAGTGATGAATGATGACGACCTCTCAGTATTAGAACGATTGGCCAAAAGTTAAAAACTTGATTGACAATGTAAAAATATATAACAGATATGAGTGAGAGAATTGAGAAAACAAATAGCGATCTACAAATATATGTAGACATTTTACAGAAGCACGGAGTTAATGTCACCAATACACCTATGTATGGTCCAGTATCATTGGTTAATTTGGAAACTGATGATATTTGTTGCAATAGTTGGGTATTGGATGTTGCTGAATTGACTGAAATTTTAACCCCGACCAATTTGGATAGGGAGATTTTTCAAAAGGCTGAAATTGGAAATACTACTTCAATAGAAGCTTTCGTGGTTGATGAAAATAAATTTGAAAGTGTAGTGGACCATTATTCTAAAACATATAGAAATTTTAGTTTTTATGGGTTACTTTATGAGCAGATCTATTATTTATTCGAAGATAAATTTTATGATCTTCCTAAAGTTTCTAAAATTAGAGGAGCATTTTGGGGAGTTAAAAAGGATATTTAAACTCAGTCGATTTCGATTGACATTTCATAATTCTATGATAATTATAGGTATAGATGTCTAAAATTTTTGTATGGGCTAATTCTGATCTTGATGGAGCATGTTCTACCATCTTGTTGGGAAATATTTTTCCTGATATGGATTATAAATCTGTATTCTTTGGTGATTTCTTGAACCAATATTCCGATTGGGAACATAATTTAGATAATTATGACAAAGTATTTGTGGTCGGAATGGTTCTAGATCAGTCCTTGGTTAATAAAATCGATGACCATAAGGTGGTTTTCGTTTCAGACCGTGGGGAAAAGTTAAATGTGTTTGATTCTTCCATTATTTCCGAAGAATATTCATCATGCTGTAAGTTACTTTATAAGAAGTTTAAAGAAAAGTTTGAAATACCCAATGATCTGAAAAGATTGATACTTTATGTGGATGATTACAACGTATATTCTTTAAAACATAAGGAATCTGAGTATCTTAATGGTCTTTATAGAAATACAAAATATAATCGATTCAAAACATTTGTAAATAGATTCTGGAATGGCTATGATGGCCTTACTGATAAGGAAATGGAATTAGCGGAAGCATTTTTCGATGCTATTAATGAAGAATACGAGAAGTTGGAAATTTATGAAGGAGAATTTAAGGAATGGTCAGTGATCGCAACGTTTTCCAAGCTTCCGGTGAACGAAATAGCTAAAAAACTGATTGACAACCATAAAAAGGATGTCATTATCGTTGTGAATCCCGACACACAGTTCGTTTCATTTAGAAAACCGGAAGGTTCGATAGCGAATATTTCATTCATGGCTGAAAATCTTTGTAATGGTGGTGGGGGCGAATGGGCAAGTGGTGGAAAGATCACTCAGAAGTTCATGGATTTTACACAAAAATTAATACAGATACAGTTATGATAACAGAATATAAAATGGTGGCGGGAACAAGAGATGAGATAGTTAATTATTATTCTATTGTGGATGGTATAAAATATAGATGGATGGTGAATGTTTCAGTTGAAGAACAGCTTGGTAAGCTTGAAGAAATTGGAAAATCTATTGGATTCGTAGCGTATCTAGAAAATACTTCAGGTGAAAATTGGAAAGTTATACAAGACGCAGTTTTATTGAGATGAAACAGATTGATAAAAAAATTATTGAGGAATTAGACGAATCAAAAATTGATGATTTTGATTGGGATAGATTTTTTTATAGTGATTATATGGGATTTAAATCTGATTTCTTACTGGAGGATTTTCAGAAAGTTAAAGATAATTCTTCCACTCTTGAGGGAAATGAAGATGTTTATGAAATTACTTTAAGGTCTGGAAAAAAATTTACTCTCATATTAAATTTCATTTCCCCTGAAAAAACCGTCGATAAACTAAATCATCATTTGATGAAGATTGGAAAAATTTAGGAGAATCAATTAAAAAACTATATAACTTATGAAAAGAAGATCATTTTTAACAGGATTATTAGCATCATCGGCACTATTGGGGGTAACTCTAAAGTCCGAGGCGATGAATATAATCAAACCAAAGACGGGGAAGGAAGAGTTTTATGAGTTCTTCGAGAAGTTTAATGGATTTTCAATTAATGAAAATCAAAAACTTATGTATTCGTGGTATACGAAGGATTATGGTATAGTTACACTTGGAAGACAAATGGGAGTATCGACGTTATTAATAACTTTAGCCGCATTTTTAAACAAAACAAAAAATACAAATGTATTACATGTTTCAACTAATTATAAATTAGCTGGTTACTTTCAAGAAATTTATTTGAAAAATAATAATGGTATATCAAATGGGGTATATTTTGGGTGGGCGGATAAACATGGTGGTAAAGAAACCGATGGGTTTTTTGATATTGTGTTATATGATAACAGTGGGGATTACGCTGAAATGTATAACAAATATTACTCTAGAATAAACCATGGGAAATTTATGTTGGGAACATCTGATATAGATAGTGACTTTAAATTTAATAACATCAAATGTTATTTCACCGATAATAAAATATGATAGATCCCTCCCACAACCTTATTGAAGAAGAATCAAATCACTTGTTTCTATGCTTCTGCACATTTGTAATGAACCTGAAAGGTAAAAAGCTTTCAATTCAAAATGTTTTCATTCAAACACTTCAAAGTGAAAAATTAAAAACCGTGTTTAAGGAGATTCTGGATCTTGACACTGACTTCGAGCTTGTTAAAGTGTTTTTAGAATTTGATCCAAGTATTGCAAAAAGTAAGTATGTGACACGCTGGACAAGAAGTATTAAAAAATAAATAAAATGATTACTAAAAATATACAGATAGCTTTATTGAGTAGATATCCAGAATTTAAAACTGAAGTAGAGCATAAATGTAAGGTATTAGACACCATATATGATAATTATTTAGATGAAATTAAATTTTCGTATGATTCCAAATTAGAAGACATTCCAATATCGGATGAAGGTATTGATTATTTTATCAACTTTGATAAAGAGTATAGGAATTCCGATTTCGGGAAAGGTGATTTTATTGTTGAATATATTGGAAAACAATTAGAAGAAATGGTTCTATATTTTGATAGAAAACAGAATTTGAAAGATTTTAATGATAAGTGAATTTCAAAAACAAATTTATAATAACCATCTAGTTTCCTCTAGAAAAGCGAAAGGTGAAGCTTTCAAGATCAAAAAGGACTTCACCAATTTAGAGGGGGATAAAGTGATGGCATTGGAGAAATTAGAAAAGCTATTCAACAGTTATCCCAATCTAATTCAAGAGGATTTCTTCATGGCCCCTCATAAAATTTATCCAGATTATGAATATTATTCATTGGAGTTTTACACTAAACAGAAAGCCATCAAGTGCTATACTGATTATGTGAAACAACTGGAAATCCAAGATCCAGATTCTCCCGATAGTCTTAGGAGACTAGCTGATAGTTTGAAATTTGTGATCCGATATTGTATAGAAAACAACTTGCAATTATCGGATTATGAGTTAAATATAGAAGGAACGATGCCATGTTTTGTGGAGCATTTGAAAACACATAAAATCAATTATTACACACTTCATGCATTGACATTCAAAAAACCGAAGGTAGAATCCAGAATATTGGAATTTGTATTTCCTGATTTTTATCAGACATTTCAAATAACAAAGAATAAATTTTTCGCTTCGAAGAAAATGAAAGAGTTTGCGAAACAAGCAAAGGAAAAACTAGAAACGAAACTAACTGAAAAAAACTAATATGAGTAAAAATGTAATTGCAACACAATCGGGGGGTATTGGATTTTGTGGTCTATTGACTATAATTTTTATACTTCTTAAACTATTTGGAT